GTTTCTAAATTGTGCTCTTGTGAACTCATCATTGAACTCAAAGAGTTGAAATTTAGCTGCAGTTGCAATTGCTTTTTCTAGAAGTAAGAATAATCGTCTTACGTTAATTCTATCAAATGCACTTGGTTTTGCTAATGCAGTCTTATCTCCAAACACCACAACACCTTGGCCTGGGAAATTAACAACTGGGTTAACTCTTGCACGATAGAGAATGTCTCTTTCTGCATTGTTTGGATTGTATGAGAGTTTGACTGCACCCCTTACCCTACCACGATTAAATCCAGCAGGAGAGAACCATGCATCTCTTACGTTATCAGTAAATGCACAAAGACCAGCAGTATCACCATTTAGTGGTACAAATCTAAATACATCATTGTATTTGTCAAACATATACTTGTATGCACTATCAAACACCATATAAGATGAAGATGGTAGTCCATCAAATCCAAGTTTTACATTTTGTGTTGCAGTACCAGAAAGTGATACACCGACTGTTGCTGCACGATATGGAGAAAGAAATCCTACACAATCTCTACGAGATTCTACAAGAGCAGTAATCATTGTTCCATGTGTGTCCATTGTTGAAGCTGTATCACCAGCTCCGCCACCACGACCACCTAATACTAGATTAATGTCAAGTGATTCTGCATTATCATAATTATCATATGCAAGTTCATATTCACCAGCAGTTAGAGCATAATCGTCTGTTCCACCTGATAATGCATCAATTGTAATTGGAACAACTGAGGTATAAGCAGCAGTAATATCTGTTCCCCAATTTGATCCAGCAGAGATGTGATCTGTCCAATAGATAAATGTTGATTGTAAAAAGATTACGTCTGAATAATAATTACTTCCGCCTTGTGCAGTTTTTGCATTAGGGTTCTTTGACATATTTCCAAATATTTCAATAACTGCAGAAGTTCTTCCGCCAGCAGCTGTTGCAACTTTACCAGTAATGTCACCAGTTGTATCATAAACTACAATGTGAAGTTCATCACCAGCCCCACGAGCATTGTCTGTTCCCCATTGTGTTGTGCCTGGTGCACCATCAAATAGGTCATAGAACTTCCAACGTCTTTTGATGAAAGAGTTATCTGGTATGGCGTTTTGTAAACCAGCACCATTTACGTCATCTTTTAATCTTATTGTTAAGTTATTAGTAGAAATGGATACAACTTCGTATTCATTAAATTCATCAACTGGTGTAGTGGCTCCAGCCTCTGAAAAGAATGAAATTAGATCACCAACATTGAAAGCAAAACCAGCTGCATCAGCATCATCAACAGCAACTACTGTTGCAGCTGCAGCTGCAAGGGCAGCAACTTGATTATCTGTACCCAAATTTTGTTCGTATGATGTAGCAGTAGCACAGATTTCAACACCGATTGAATTACCGTGTGTTCCAGCTGTTCTTGCAGCCCATTCACCATGAGAACCTTCACCAGCTTCAAAACTTGCTTGGTAATGGTCATTATCACGAATAAGGATACCAGAGTTTGCACCGGCGTTTAATAGACCAGATTCTGCTCGAACAACTTTAAGTGAATTTGAATATTGTAGGAAGTTGGCGCCACTAAAGAAAGTTTCAAACTGATTGCCTGAACTTTGTGGTTTACCAAATATTTTTACTAACTCTTCTTCTGATGTAATATTCACAACAGAAGATACGGGGCCCTTTTCAAAGGCCCCAGCAATTGCACCTATTGAGGTGGCAACTGCGGGTACGACATTCGTTAAATCAATTTCATTAACTTGAACGCCAGGAGAGACTAGAAAAGCCATGATTTTGTTACTCCTTCTAAAATCTTGATTAGATTATCTTGTTATCTCATTTATTTATAAAAATGAAGTTTCTAAAAACCCACTTTTATATGACTCGAAACTTATAAATAATAGTATGACAAATAAACATTATGAAAAATACAAATCTACTATTAAAAAAGTAGCTCGTAGGAACTACCGTAAAAGGGTTGCTTGGATGAATAACTACTTGGGGGAAGAGTATTGTCAACATTGTGGTGAAAGTGAAACCGTATGTCTTAAATTATATCCCCATGATATTGAAATTCGTAAACAAGCAAAACGCGTTGGTGTAAACGATGATAGTAGAAAAGAAGTTCACAAATTAATGAATGAAAGTAAAGTGGTGTGTTCTAACTGTTGGATAAAACTTGACAACGATCTAATTGAATTTCTTTAATTATTTTTGTTCTTTCTTCATCTGTGTATATTACCCAATCACTAATTTGTCTATCTGTTCTAAAACATCCTGTACAAACTTTATTTATAATTTTACACACCTGTATACACGGAGTTTCTATATCGCTCCAATCTATTCTTTTTCTATTACCCCTACGCATTAGAAATTAGTATAACCATCATGTCTGACAATAGGACTCCACCTTGTACCATATTCATCAATAGCTTCACCAATATTTTCATCCTCCAAACCATTAATCATAAATCCAAATGGTGCCATGTCTTGCTCTAGTTGATCTTGATTTTCCCGATACATCTGTTCTCGTATATCATTGTTTGTAAGTTCTTTAAAATATGTTTGATCTGTACACCAACCAAAAATAAACAAACAAGCAACCATATCATCATTACATCCAGAATCAGCTTCGAATGAAGACCCCTTAACGATAAAAGTTGACAATTCATTAATTGTATCAAAGTCTTCGACAATAAGTTTATTATCTTCTATCATCTGTTTTAAATTAGAACAACCAATCTTTTTAACAGCTTTAGTTGTTCGTACACCTAACTGAGCTCTACCACCAGAAAATCCACCCCCTAATACTTGACCAGCTCTTCCACGCATTGATGCCATAATCATGTTATCATATTCCATATCAAATTGCATAGCGTTAGCTACTTGTTCCCCAATATCATTTACTTCTATAAGAACAAATGCTTGGTTGTAGGCTCTAGCTACTTGATATATTTTTTGTGGAAATATAAGAGGTTTGATTTCGTTGTCTCTATACTTCGCAACCATGCGATATGGAACTTGGGTAACATCGAACACAATGTACGCTGAGTAGTCATTAGACGTGCCTCTAGCCACGTCAGCGGTTAAAAGGTATGTATTACCCTCCTTTGGCTGTTCATAAACATCAAGGCCTGCGTTTGATTGTAATGGTTTCCTATATGTCAGTCTTCTTAATGTGGATGGTGATATGAGTGTATCAATAGAACCAAGAAACTCACACTCAAACTCTGTGTTGAACTGTTGTTCACTTGTGTTTGATATTGTCTCTTTCTTCCACTTTTCATCACGGCCAGGAACTTCACTCCAATGAACCTCAATAGGTATGTAGCTATTTCTTTGTTCTTCAGCTTCTGTCCAAATCTTATAAAACATATTCATACCATGTGGTGTAGAAACAATCATCACCTTTGTAGATTTACCCGAACTTATTGTAGGATAAACTGAACTAAAGAATTGTTCTGCAACATTACTTGGAACGTAGGCGAACTCATCCAAAAATATGATATTATATGAACCCCCACGAACAGCACTAGCAGAAGTAGACGAAGCCAAGATTTTCGATCCATTTTCAAGTTCTAAACTCCCTTTGTTCCATGACATAACTCCTTGTTGTAACCAATGTGGTAAGTGTTCATATGCAAGTTGTAGTCTACTCAACAAATCTCTTGCAGTTGCAGCCTTGTTTGCAAGAATAGCAATATTAACACTAGGATTAAATAAAGCATAGTGTAATAGATATGATACCATAACAGTAGACTTACCAGACTGTCTTGGTAATTTGCAAATAGTAAAACGATTATTATGAAATGTACCAACCATTTCTTTTTGAAAGGGGTACATTTTAAACGGAACCAAACCTTCATCCAAAGAAATAATTTTTACATAATTTTGAATAAAATATAGTGGGTCTTCCGCACACTTTGAATATTCTAAAAGTTCTTCTTTAGTCCATTCTTGTTGTACGTTAGCCTTTTTAAGATTTGGATTACCTAGATAGGTAGTCTCAGCCATCAGATTTACCTTTTAACATTTTTTGTAGTTCTGCAGTAGAACCGACAAATAAAGCATTAGTGACATTCTTTGGTGCATTACTTGGGACTTCTTTGAGTCTCTTCATCTTTTCCTGTAATTCAACTAGTTTATCTGTAACATCTGCAACCTGTTTAATACCATTAAGTGCAACTTCATATGCTCGTGGATGTTCACCCTCTTTGGCAAGTTCTAAAATACCATCAATTGCATCCTGACCACGTTCAATTAGATTATAAAGGTTTTCTCTTTGATACTTATAATCATTATCAATATCATCTTCTGTTATAGAAGGTTGAGAAATTTTTCTTGGAATAGTTATTGCAGTTTCAGCAAACGCCTTTTCTACAGGATTTACTATTCCAAGAGCCTCATTTATTATATTGTCAGCAGAGGTCATTTTCTAACATCAGTTCCGCTTACTGGATCATAGTTCTTTGCGTCCTCAAAGAAAGAAGATGTCTCGTTAAATCCAAAATCATCGTCAGCATCAGCTGTGCCTGGCGTTGGTGTAACAGTATATCTTTGTTCTCTTGTTGGAGATACATCTGGTAGGTTTGCATACTGGTCAACTTGAACAGTTTTAATAACCTTACTAGAAGTAACAGGGCCGTATAGAAAAAACTTTGTGGTAAACGACATAGTATAAATGATTGCTCTTCTAGTATCAAAATCACCTTGGTAACTATCTTCATAAGAAACATCTGTAAGAATAATAGGAACATCTTTTTTAATTCCCATGTCTGTCATATCATTAATAGTTAAAGTATAGTCTGGTTGAAAGTAAGGAAGAATTTGTTCTACGATTTGTAAAGCATCATCAGAGTTTTTTGCCATAGCATATAAGGTGATGTCCATATTATATGGAACTGGCATAAATTGAGTATCTAGTTTACCTGTATCTTGACCAGAAGATTTTACTTTTTTAAATTTTTGAACACGATTCATTTTACGAATAGGATCATAAGTAAGACTACCAATCTCAAAACCAAGTCTGGGTAGAGTAATTGCTGTTGCACCTGTTGCAGATGGGTCTTGATCAAGTCTAGTTATAAACTTTTGTTTTGGGCCGTAAGCTAATGGAACTTTCATAGCTTGTATGATTGCCCCAGTGTTATTCTTACGAACTATTTGTACACCATTAAACATTGTTCCAAATGCTACAATTACATTCCTAATTGATTCGTGATAAAATTGTTGACCTAACATAATATATTCTCCTTATTCATTATATTATTTTATAATTTAAAACCATAGTCGAGTCATTTGCTAAAGCTCCACCAGATTTATTAGTTATACGCACTTTAAATGATCCAGCTACTACTGTATGAATATCAACATGAGCATCTATACTTGCATTTGCTATGACGGTAGATGTTGCAAGACATTTATCGGATGTGATTACAACATCTGCGTGTTCTGCATCATCAGCTAACTCAGCAGCTAACGTAAGAGTGTGACTAATTTTAAAATTGTTTGATGTAACTGCACCTGCACTTGATGCAACATCAGAAGCAACAGCAGTATTACCAGCACTTGCATCTAAAATATTAAGTTCTACCGCAGTTGCTGTAACATCTGTTAAGTCTGTCGGATCAAGTGTGATATTAGCACTACCATTAAAACTTACCCCAGCAATTGTTCTTGCAGTTGCCAGTGTTGTGGCGGTTGCAGCAAGACCAACTGCGATGTTTGCTGAACCATCAAATGATGTCCCACCGATTGTTCTAGCTGTTGCCAACGCAGTCGCTGTTGCAGCAAGACCTACAGCAATGTTTGCTGTACCATTAAACGATGTCCCACCAATAGTTCTTGCTGTGGCAAGAGCAGTAGCAGTTCCTGCAAGTCCAGAAGTAGATTGATTACCAGCAGCATTTACACCAGGCAAGTCAATATTTGCTGAACCATTGAATGATACACCACCAATTGTTCTTGCTGTTGCGAGTGTTGTAGCAGTTGCAGCAAGACCTACCGCAATATTTGCTGTACCATCAAATGAGGTTCCACCAATAGTTCTGGCTGTGGCAAGAGCAGTAGCTGTTGCAGAAAGTCCTACTGCGATATTTGCCGTACCATCAAATGATGTCCCACCAATAGTTCTAGCAGTTGCAAGGGCTGTTGCTGTTCCAGCAAGTCCAGAAGTTGATTGGTTACCAGCTGCATTTACTCCAGGCAAGTCAATATTAGCACTACCATTAAATGATACGCCACCTATAGTTCTAGCAGTTGCTAGTATTGTGGCAGTTGCAGCAAGACCAGAAGTTGATTGGTTACCAGCAGCATTCACGCCAGGGAGGTTTATGTTTCCAGTACCATCAAATGATACTCCACCAATAGTTCTAGCAGTTGCTAACGCAGTTGCTGTTCCAGCAAGGCCTACTGCAATATTTGCTGAACCATCAAATGAAGTTCCACCAATAGTTCTAGCAGTTGTCAGAGTAGCAGCTGAACCTGTAGTACTTTGATTAAGTGTACCAATTACAAAATCTAAAGTATTATCTGCATCATCATAACTAACAGTAATTCCAGTTTCAGTATTGGAAGTAACCATTGCACCAACTGTGTCAGAAATTGTTTCTGCTAAAGTTACACCACCAATAGTAATTGCATCAGCTTCCAGTGTCCCATCAACATCTACATCACCAGAGAAATCTCCAGTTGCTGCGTCCAGCTCTCCAGAAATTGTTATGTTACGACCACCAGTAATATCTTTATCTGAGTCTGTTACAATTGCTTTACTAGCAATAACTGTACCTGCAGTAATACCATCTATTGTTTCTAATTCTGCTTCATTAATTACTGCAGAACCAATGGTAAGACCAGCGGAAGTAACTGTACCTGTTGTTGTTAAGTTTTCGTTTCCAAAAGAAATTGCACCCGAACTATCTGTAACAGAACCTGCTGCCAACGCAAGTGTTCCTGCATTAAGAGTAGTTCCAGTTAAAGTTGTAATGGTTGCAGAGGTTTGTGTTCCGCCAACTACACCTGTAATTGTTGGAGCAGTTAATGTTACAATTGATGAAGTTGAACTAATACCAGTACTTAACGTAGTTCCATCTCCAATAAGAGTATAAATCTCCGAAAAATTGTCATTGACTTTATCAGAAGCTGCTCTTAGAGTATCCCCTGTGCCGTCATTGGCAGCACCACCAAGGCCTAATGATTGAAATGCCATGTTATAGTCTCCTAAATCTGTTTAACATATAGTTGTCTTTATTCATTTTTATAAACTCCCAGCATCCCCAAATGGATTCTTTTCAGAAAAGTCTAATACTTTATCATCAAGAAGCTCAAATAATTCGTTCTGTGCGGTTTTGTCGGTACTACCATCGCCTACTATATAGTCTTCTGCAATTAAGTATTCTGATTCACCTGTGTCAGCTGAATTTTCAAGAAGTATACTTTCTCCAAATGATCTTGGATCAGAGCTAACAGTAAATCCGTCTACAGTAACATTAGTATTATCAATTGTAAATCCAGTAATATCTACAGTTAAATCTCTACCTAATATACTTGGTTGTTCAAGTGTGAATTGGAACTGTGTGCTATCTAAACTTAACTCATCTTCGATAGCATCAATTGTTAGAATACCTGTGTCAATAATTTCACCAGAGTATTCGTATTGCTTACATCTTAATTTGTATACTGGATTGTTATCTAATTGATAAAATGGTTCGTCATGGTCTACAAAACTAATTTCAAACATTTTTGCAATTACTGGATGGTAAACTAAATCACCTTCTAGTGGTCTATCTGCATCAGTTGTAGCTGTATCCATAATTATGTAAAAATTATCTCCATCCACAGTTGTAAGAATTGAAGAGTTATTGTCTTGACTTACACTACCAGATTCTAGTAAAATAGAACCGCCACTAGTATCTGTACCATCTTCTAATTCAATTTGACTATCCATCTCTTGGAAGCGTTCTTTAGAAACTACAAAGGTAATCTCATTGCGGTTCTCTAAACCAAACTGATTTATAATCTCTTTGTCTCCACCAAATCCTTCTGCATTTTCAACATACATCTCTATAGGATGTTGAGTTGTAAATTTAGAAAGAGAATCCTCACCTAATACATTGTCTAATGCTACAGTAGTTCTATTGACATAATAAACATCATGTCCATAAATCTGTATTGCTTCTTTAAGTAAGTTTTGATATAAACTTCTTTCTGATGCAAGAGAATGTAGATTATTAGTATGAAAGGCGGTGTTGACAGCCATATTTCTATCCTACCATGAAAGGGTCACTGATAACCACTAACAACTGAATTTGTTCTTCTAATCTGTTTAGTTCTTCTATTGCCTGAGAGTAGATAGTTTCTCCGTTCATAGTTACACCACCTAACATGGCAACACCATTAAACTTAGAGAGGTTTGCGCCCCACTGTCTTTTAATCAAAGATGTTGCATATCTCTTTAAATAGATATCATCAAAAATATCACTATATGCTGCTGGGTCTACTTTTCGATAACATTCGATAATTAGATATTCACCAGCAGTTATACCTTGTGACCAATCCATATCTATGTAAAGTCTATTTTGATGCTGATTAAATCTTACAGGTTTTTCACCAACCAATATATGAGATAAGTGATCTAGTTGTTGCATTGTCATTTGATAATGGATAATTGATGTAGATGAAAAATCATACAGATCATTTAATCTAAGTTGATAACGAATATCAAACATATTGTTTGTAGAAGAGTCATCGAAAGGAAATATTTGAATTACTGAAACTACAGAAGATGGCATAGGTATAAAACCTTTACCTTCAGAAAATGAAGCAGTTACACTACTATCCACAGAATCTGTAACAGTTGTTGTATCATTAGATTTTGCTCGCGTAATATCATCTTCAGTTATTTGATATTTTAGATACATCTTTTCAATACCATCATAGTGATATTGTGCAAAGTATTGCAATGCCTCATCTATACGATCATCTACTTGATCATCAGATACGTTTATATCAATAACACCAAAACCTAGAGCTCTAAGACAATAACTTTTAAATGTTGCTTTTGTTGTAGGTATAGCCATTATTTTTCCTTTGTCTACTATTTAGGTATTATCGAACTGGAATGCGTTCCAACCTTGACCAACTAATGTAATACCATGAGAAGCCAAAACTGACAATGGGTCTGTTGTTCCATCTTCAAATAACAGACGATCATTTTCGTCAGCTGAAGTATTTAGTACAAGAAAGTCTCCATCATTACTTGCAGAACCATCTGTAGCATCTAATTTAAATCCAGACAGTAATGCTATAGTTCCTGTCTTATCCTGTAAGGAAGCAATCCTATCAGTTGTTGGTTCATTTATTCTAAAAGTAGTTTCGTGTGCATCGGCAGTAGCACCTTCAAAAACAAATGCATTGGTTACATTTATTTGTGTTTGATTTACAGTTGTAGTTGTGCCAGATACAGTGAGGTTACCAGATATTGTAGCATTACCACTAACTGCAAGTGAAGTAAGAGTACCAACTGATGTTAAACTTGATGCAGTTACACCACTTGCAAGAGTATTACCAGTTAAGTCTGCAGCTGCAGCTGTAGAACTTACATCTACGCCAATAAATTTACCAGCAGAAGAACTATACTTTAAAAATTTACCATCAACTTTTGCAGTAGTTCTTTGAACATCATCTAAAAATTCTAATCTTACTTCACCACCACCAGCACCAGACATTTGTGAAGATGAAATTTGTTGTGCAACAAGTGATCTGAAATTATCAAACTCTTTTCGTAGAGTTGTGATATTATCAATTTCTTCTTTTACTGTAAGTTTTTTCTTTTTCTTTTCTAGATGTGAAATTGCACCATCAATAAGACCTATTTCTTCTTTTACAGGTTTTGGATTGTCATCTAGTTTACTTAGAAGCTCAACTTCTTCTTCTTCAATATCTTTAGCAACTTGATCTACTGATACAGTTAGTAACTCTTCAAGTGCATCTAGTTTATCATTTTCTTCTTTAGATTTGTCAATCCAAGCAGACACATCACTGGTAATATCATCAACTGGATTATCCTCAAAGGGTTTTATATAATCAG